CCGCCTGCCTATTGCGGTACTGTATGGAAACGATACCCACGAAAGCGAACTCGTTGGGTTGCGCGGCTCCATAGACTGCTATGATTTCATCAAATCCGGGTTTGCCAACCAAATTGACGATACGAGCGGAATTTACTGGATTCTGCATAATACCGGCGCTATGGACGATAAGGATTTGGCGCAGTTCATTCAGAGAATGAAGAGCGTAAAAGCGAATGTGGTAGATAGTTCCGCTGGAACGGCAGCAGAAGCTCACACCCTTGACGTTCCCGTGGAAGCCCGAAAAACCATGCTGGATATTTTACGCCGCGACCTGTACGAAGATGCCCAGATGCTTGATGTGACGGCTCTGGCGGGCGCTGAGAAAACGGCTACAGAGATTTCGGCGGCGTATCAGCCACAGGACAACAAATGTGCCGATTTCGAGTATTTCTTGATAGATTTCATTCGGCAGATTTGCGCTGTTGCTGGCATCGGCAATCCACAGCCGGAATTTACGTGGAACAAGGTAATAAATCGCACCGAGGAAACAAATATGGTGCTTTCGGCGGCTGCGTTCCTTGATGAAGAAACGGTTCTAAAACACCTCCCGTTTCTTTTGCCGGAGGAAGTGCCGGAAATCCTGAAAAGGAAAGCGGACGCTGACATAAATACGGTTTACGGCGGTGATGAGGATGGCCAGACCGAATGAAGCCGATAGAGGAACCGATAGGGCACTTGCCGACTTGGAACGCCGCATTAACTCCGTATATTCTAAGGCGGCTAAAGATCTGCAAGAGGAAATAGATGCTTTTTTCAAGCATTTCGCCGATCAGGATAAGAAGATGAAGGACTTGATAGGCCAGAAGCGCAACGGTAAGGAGTGGACTGAAAAGGACTACCAACAATGGCGACTGAACCAGATGGGGCGCGGGGCGCGGTTGGAAGCGCTTCGGGACAAGCTGGCAGAACGTGCGACGGAAGCAAAAGAGGTGGCGCTTGCCTATGTGAACGACGCTACGCCTGGAATCTACTCACTGAATCGGAATTACACCGCCTATACCATTGAGAGCGTTCACCCAAGTGCAGATTTTACGCTTTTTGACGAGCAGACCGTAAAGCGCTTAATTGTGGAGCAGCCGGACGTAATGCCATACTACCCCGAAAGGCTGGCGATAAAGCGGGGCATTGATTTGGCTTTTGGAAAGCAGCAGATTACAGCAAGCGTTACAGGCTCCATTTTGCAAGGCAGAAGCATCAAGCAGATATCCGATGATTTGCAGTCCAGAATCGTCACAATGAGCCGTGTAAGCGCCATTCGAGCGGCAAGAACGGCAGTTACCGCCGCGCAGAATGCCGGGAGAATGGACAGCTACGCCGCCGCTGACGAAATGTGGGGCATTAAATCCAAGAAAAAGTGGGTAGCCACAAAGGATTTGCGCACCCGCCACGATCACGGTATGGCAGACAATCAGATTGTGGACTACGATCAACCGTTCGATGTCGGCGGCTATAAGATGATGTTCCCTGGTGATGGCTCGTTGGGAGCGCCGGGGCATGAGCTGTATAATTGCCGCTGCACGGTGGTGAATGCCACGGACGACAATCTGGAAGCGGAACGCCACATGATGCGCGTGAAGAATCCCGAAACCGGGGAATATGAGCTTGTAAAGAAAGAATGGTACGACGAAAAGAAAGCGCAGTATCCTCCGGAAAAATGGGCGGGCATGGTAAAGGCTGGGAAGAACTACCAGGCCGACAAACGGGAATATGCAGAATACCGTGAAATTTTGGGCAAAAAAGCCCCGAAAACGTTTGCAAAGTTCCAAGATTTGAAGTATAATAATATTGATGGGTGGGAGACGCTCAAAACAGCGAAACGGCAGACCGATGTTGTAAAGAATGCTGAGTGTATAACTACTCCGAAGAAATACACGGAATATTTCTTGAAAGATGGGGCAAAGCACGCCGACCAGTTCTTCGATGTTGGCTACACAGCAGATAATCCGCTTAGGCTGCGATATGATATGGCAAGGCAGTTTGATATGAGCAAAGCTGTGGAGTTCAAGGAATTGGGCGGTGGGGCAACTCAATTTAACATCTACATGGAGCTGGGAGTTACAAAGAAGCGATCTTTTGTTACTGGGTGGATACAGGATACGCCGGATAGCAAACCGAGAATTGTAACCAGTTTTAGAAAAAATAGAGGTGGAGAAGCATGATTAAAGAATACGACCATGTAAAAGTCATCAAGACAGGCGACGCAGGAATTGTCGTCGATATTCGTGATACTGGTGGCATTTTCTACCTTGTAGAACTGGACAAAAACAACGAACTATTGGACTGCAAGAGGGAAGATATAGAAAAGCTTGACAATTAGAATATGGCAAGGACTGAAAGCACTGTGCAAAAATGCATGGTGCTTTTTCTATGCCCAAATCTTCCAACCAGATAAAAAAGAAGCGGGCTGGAATCCCCGCTTGTGGCGGATTATGCGTATGCGCCGCCACGAACCGCACAAGACCGGCTCTGGAAGAAGCAGAAAAGGAGTGGAAAATGAGCATTACCTTTGTGGATAACTCCGACGAAATACTCCGCGCACTTGGTGAAGCGTGTGAGCGCGGGTTGGAACGCTGCGGAGAAAAAGCTGTAGAATATGCCAAGGATTTATGCCCCGTTGATACTGGGAATTTGCGCAACAGCATTACACATACCGTGGAGGATGGGAAGAAAGCCATTGTTGGAACGCCGACCGAATACGCCATTTACCAGGAAATGGGAACGGGCAAATACGCCGAGGGAGGCGGAGGCCGTCCCACTCCGTGGAAATACCAGGACGCGCATGGAATCTGGCATTGGACAGCTGGCAATCGGGCGCACCCGTTTATTAAGCCGTCAATCGCCGATCATCAGGGAACGTACAAGAATATTCTGAAAGACGAACTCAGCAAAGGAGATTAACGTGGCGTGGATACCAGAAAAATAAATGTGCTTGGGGCTGAATACACACTTTCCGTCTGCTGCGAAGACGAAGATTCGCGGCTGGCGGGATGCGATGGATTTTGCGACGAAACCAGCAAAGAACTGGTTGTGGATAGCTACAGTAAGCAAGTCGGCGACCCAACCTGTAAGAAAAACTTACAAGTTCAAATCATGAAAAACAAGCGGCATGAGATCATTCACGCATTTCTATTTGAAAGTGGCCTTGCGGAAAACTCCGAATGGGCACAGAACGAGGAAATGGTGGATTTCTTTGCAATCCAGTTTCCCAAACTTATGGAAGCGTTCAAAAACGCTGACGCGATTTGAGGGGCAATAAATGAATAATGACGAAATCATAAAGGCCATAGAGGCTATCATAAAGCGTGGGAACGATGTGGAGATACGGCGCAAGGGCGACGGCTACATAGTCCTCGAAGTAAAGAAAACAATCAAATATTCTTCTCCTGCGTAATTGGGCGCAGGAATGGGCAATCGGAGCCGAACAGCACGCAAAATCTACGTACTGTTCGGCTCCTTTTTTGTTTATTTCGGTAAAACCCGCGAAGTATAGCGGCTTTTATATCACAGTCGTCCCCGAAGAATAGGGGCGAAGAAAGGAAGACTGAAACAATGGCATTAACTCGCAAACTTTTGAAGGGAATGGGGCTTACCGACGAACAGGTAGACACCATTATTGAAGCGCACACCGATACCGTGGACGGCCTGAAAGCCGATATCGGGAGGTACAAGGCCGACGCTGAGAAACTTCCTGGCATTCAAAAGGAATTGGATGATCTGAAAAAGGAAGACGCTGACGGCGGATACAAGGCCAAGTACGAGAAGGAAAAGAAAGACTTTCAGGATTTCAAAGACGGGGTTGCCGCCAAGGAGAGCGCCGCCGCCAAGGAAAAGGCCGCGCGGGCGTACTTCCAGAGCAAGGGCATTCCCGCCGAGAGCATGGGGCTGGTAATCCGTGGAGCGAAAGCTGAAATCGACGGCCTGAAACTGGACGGCGAAAGTATCAAAGATACCGCCGCACTGGATGGGCTGCTTTCCGGCGATTACAAGGGCTTGATCGGCAAGACTACCACCACCGGCACCCAAACACAGACCCCGCCTGACTCCTCTGGTGGCGCAAAGAGCCGCGCTGAAATCTACAAAAAGGACGATAAAGGCCGGTATATTTTGTCCACCGCTGAGAGACAGGCCGCGCTTGCTGAAAGCATGGCAAGCGAAAACAAATAACTTTTTTGAAAGGAGCTGTACAAATGGCAGCAAAAGAAAACGTAACGATTTCCACACAGTTCACCACGTCCGCGCGAGAGGTGGACTTTGTAACCCGGTTCAACGATAACTGGGACGCACTGCGCACCATTCTGGGCATTATGCGGCCTATCCGCAAGGCGCCTGGAACGAAACTGGTATCCTACAAGGCAGAGGTAGACGGCGATTTGCAGGGCGGTGCCACCGTAGCGGAAGGCGACGAGATCCCCTTCACCAAGATGAAGGTTTCCCCCGTCACCTATGGCGATATCGAGGTGGCCAAGTACGCAAAGAGCGTTACCATCGAAAGCGTGGCCAAATACGGCGCAGAGGTCGCCGTAGAAAAGACGGACGACGCTTTCCTGGTTGCCCTGCAGAACAAGGTTTTGGGTGACTTCTACACGTTCCTGGCTACCGGCTCTCTGGCGCTGACCCCCAAGACCTGGCAGCTGGCGCTCGCACAGGCAAAGGGCAAGGTGCTTGCGAAGTTCATGGGCATGGACAAGGACGTGACCGAGGTCGTTGGTTTTGCCAACATCATGGATTTCTACGACTACCTGGGCGATAAGGAGATTACCACCCAGACCATGTTCGGCCTTACCTATGTTCAGAACTTCCTGGGCTACAACACCCTTTTCCTCCTGCCTGACAAGTACGTCGCCGCCGGTAAGGTGATTGCAACCCCTGTTGAGAACATCGACCTGTACTACGTCGACCCGAGCGACAGCGACTTTGCCAAGCTGGGGCTGAATTACACCGTGAAGGGCGAAACCAACCTGATCGGCGTACATGTCGAGGGCGACTACTCCCGGGCTACCGGCGATATGTACGCCATCATGGGCATGAAGCTGTGGGCGGAGTACCTGGACGGCATCGCCGTTGCCACTGTTACCCCGGCGGGGGGTTAAGGGCGGCTCTGACAGCTGACAAAACCGCACCGGAGACCGTGGGCTTTGACGGAATGACGAAAGCGCAGCTTTTGGAGTACGCCAAAGAAAACGGTATCTCCGGGGTCAGCGCCGCAATGAACAAAGCGGACATTCTGGCCGTTGTAAAGAGCCGGTAAAGGAGGGAATCACATGGGACATGCGGTAAGCCTGTATGAGCTGCTTGTGTACCTGCGTAATTTCTTCCCCGGCTTGCACTGGCAGTTTACCGGGGCGGAAATCACCGGGAACCGGATCGTTATTCCCGGTCTTGAAACCGGCGATTACTACCTGATCGAAGGAAGCCGGAGGAATAACGGGATTCACGTGTACGGTGATGCTGATTTGCGGAACGAAACTTATACCGGAATCGTTACGGAAATCTGCGTACCGCCGGAGGTGCTGGCGATTTTGGAAGAAATCAACACATGGCAGGAGAAGAACGCCGAGGCCGTACAAAGCCCGTATCAAAGCGAATCTTTCGGGGGCTACTCGTACACAAAGGCAAGCGGTTCGTCCGGCTCCGGCGAAAGCACGAGCTGGAAAACGGTGTTTGCGCCGCGCTTACGGATATGGAGGAAGATATGAGCTTGCTTGACTACTACCTGAATAACACGTGCGCACTGATGGAAAAGAAGCGCACCCCGGATGGGGAGGGCGGCTGGGCAACGGAATGGGCGCAGGGCGCGGAGTTCGACGCGGCTATTATTCTGGATACCTCCATGCAATCCAGAATCGCGGAGAAGGAGGGCGTTACCAGTGTGTACACCATTACCACCCGCCGCGCGAATCCGCTTTCTTTCCATGATGTGTTCAAGCGGCTTTCCGATGGTGCAATTTTCCGGGTGACGAGCAACGGGAGCGATAAGGAAGCGCCAACCGTTGGCACTTTGGATATGTGCCAAGTCACCGCCGAGAAATGGGAGCTGACAAAATGACGGCAACAGAAGCGCTCTACAAGTTTTTTTCCGGCTTTAATCTCCCCGCGTATCCGGATACAGCGGTACCGAGCGACACCGTAATGCCTTACCTTACCTATTCCGTTTCCGTCGGCGGGTGGGGCGATATGGCGAACTCGCTGACGGTAAAACTGTGGTATCACACGGAGAAGGAGGCAGAGCCGAACGCCAAGGCAGAGGAAATTTCCCGCGCGATAGGACGTGGAGGCATTCAGCTGCCTTGTGATACCGGCACAGTTTGGCTTATGCGCGGTGAGCCGTGGTGCATCAATTCTACATTTGAGTCAGATCAATCCATCAAATT